AGATGTTTTAGTCCAACCTGGAGGTAATCCTTCTTTAGTGGTGCCTCCAAAATAACTATTATATCCTGAACTTTTTTTAGCATCTTCAACAGCTTTTTCGTCAATTTCTGGAGGCTCATATCCAACTAGCCATCCAAACATTGTTCCGAATATACTTCCAATTTTTCCAAAAAAATCTTTTACAGGTTTTAAAAGTTCTTTTGTAAATCCAACAGGATCAGAAATAAAATCAGTAAACCCTTGTTTAATAGAATCAAATAAATCTGTAACTTTTCCAATTATTGATTTTATTAAGTTCTTACCAAATCCAATTGGATCTTCTATAAAAGATTTAACGCCCTCAACAACACTATTAAATATATCAGAGACAGTATTGCCAATTGAGGTAAACACTGGGGATATCTTTTCCCAAATAACTTTTGCAAAATCTGCGACTGCTCCCATTTCAGATTTAAATTGATCCCAGCCTTCTTTAAAACCTTCAGCTAGCATTCCTGGAAGTTCAATAAACCATGCTCCTATTGTTGATGCTCCTTTTTTAAGTCCTCCCCAAAAAACATTTTTAAACCAACTCCCCATTTTATCTAAACCTTTGGCTATATTTTCTCCGCCTATAAAACCAAGTATTCCACCAACAGCAGCTCCTAATAAACCACCCACTAAAGCTCCAACTGGCCCAAATAACAAACCTACTCCAGCCCCCATCAGCGCCCATTTACCCATGCCTTTAAAAGCATTTTTCCAGCCTTTTCCAGTACCTCCAAGAACTCCACCAATTACAGCTGATGTTTTTGATACACCCCATTCTCCAGCTTTTGCATAAGCTTTAAAACCATCAATAGCCATCCATACTAAACTTCCAACAATCATTCCAATTGCTCCAGTTTTCATAAGTGCAGGCCCAAGTTTTGCTAAACCTGCAGCAACCCCGCTACCTCCTAATAAAGCTGGTAAGAAACCTTTTATTTTATCCATTAAGGTTCCACCTTTTTTATCTTCTTTTAAAAGTGTATCAGTAATATAAACAGCTTCAGGGTTTGTCTTTAACATAGCTGATCTTTTAGGAGGAACTTTCTTTTTTCTTAAACCAAAAAATCCTCCAATGTCTTTAAAAATACCACCCATCTTTTTTATAGGGTCTGTAACAAAACTTATATCGCCTAAAAAAGTTTCTTGAGCAAGTTTCATAGTATTAATACCAGCATTAACACCAGATTTAACAGCATCTGATGCTAATGAACTTTTTTCTTTTGGCTCACTTTTAATAACCTGATCTTCTTTCTTTTTTTGATCATCATTTTTCTTTTCTATTTTTTCATTAGATTTGATGCTTTTATTTAAAGTATCTGATAAAAATTTAGTCTGATCAGTTAGTTCTGTCATAACAGCAGTTACTTTTTCTGTTGTATCTTCAGGGGGTTTTGTTAAAATTGGTATTTGTGAATCTGACATTATATTATTCCTTTAAAATAATAGTTGCTAGCTTTCAGTTCTGTTAGACATTTTTTGTAAAAACCTCAATCTAGACATTATAATATTTGCAGGCATTTTTAAATAATCAAAATAAGTTTCTGAAAATTCACTATAGCCTAAAGAATTGAAGATTTTATTTAACTCTTTAAGGCTCCATGGACGGTAAGAAATCCATGAATCGAAACTGAAACCTCCGTTCAACTTCTTCATTTGTTAAAGGAGATTTAACTTTAATATTATGCTCTATTCCGAATTGAGCATTTTCTTTTAATTTTTTATTAAGTTTTTCCCAAACAGTTAAAGGCGCAACTAAATAAGCATTTCTTTTATCTTCAATAGTATTAAGTTCTACATTATCAACAGATTTTATTAACTGACATTGATTAACTGACGTAAAATATTTCATTCTTTTTGCTTGATATTTAGTAAACTTTCGTTTTTCAGAAGAAGAAACTTTTAATAGCTCTCCTATGCCGTTCTCTTCAACAGATTGATTATGAATTAATTTTTGTGATACTTCATTATATAAATCTTCTTCTTCTTCAAATTTATCTTCTGTTAAATCTTTTGCTATTAAAGAGTGACCGATTCTAGGAAGAATAAATTCATATTTTATTCCTCCATCTTCAATTGCTATAGGCTCTTTAAAATTACTCTTTAAATTAGTAGTTTTGATGTCATTAGCTGTTAAAGCAACTACTAATTTCTCTTCTTGATTTTTTATTCTTTCAGCTCTTATTTTATCAATATTTTTAAACTCATTATCTAATGGAGTATATGGATATTCTAGTACAGATGACCAAAAATTAAAATAAATATTTAACATTATTTCTTCAATATCAAACTGATGCAAATCATTTGGCTTTATATCTTCATATATCATTCCAACTAAAACGTCTATTAAAGTTTCAAGCATATCATCTTCAGTAGCCATAGCTAAATCTAAAGCGTCTTGACCATTATAATTTCTTACATGTATTGTTTTAGGTGCAGATAATTTTCCATTTGAGCTTAAGTTAATTGGCATATATCCTTTTGGCGCTTTGTTAGTTTTAGCTTTTTTATTATCATTATCTTCTACAAACTCTATACTATCACTCATTTATCGGTGGCCCCCTACTTTAAATTCGTCTACAGAATCTACTGTAAATTGACAAGTTATTGTTTTATTACTAGTTCCTTCATAATCCCAGTCCATATTATCAATTCCTGTAATCATTAAATTTGAAAATTTCCAGCCTTTTACTTCTTCTGTAGTTGCTGGTGTAAATATATTTAATTTATTATATTTAAAAGTAGTTAAATTTGCTGTTTTAACATAACTTTTTGGACTTTTATATGTATGAATTCTAAATTTTCGATTATTTTTATCAAAAATATTATCCATCCATTCAGACATAAAATTGTAAACATCAAGATCAGCTGTTTCATTAAATGTAATAGAAAAAGATTCTTCTGGGGTTACAGATTTTAAAACTTTACTTCCTTGATTTCGTGTTTCTGTTTCAAATTTAATAAATGGCAAAGACACACTTTTTACTAAAAACTGAATATCTGGGTTATCATTAATCCAAAAACTCCATAAATTTGGATTTAAAAATTCATATTTAAATATTTGTGAAATTCCTGATTTAGGACGTATATTTGCTAAAGGATCAAAAGCCATTAATTATTCCCTCCTTAAAATATAATAGTTCATTTTAAGGAGGCACTATTATATTTTAAATTAAACCGTCATCTAATCCTAAAAATTGCATCGTAATAGATACTATTATAGGATCTCCATTTCCATAGTCAAAAGCTATATCACCGACTTGTGATGGATAGCAGCCTTTAAACGACCATTTCCCAAAACCCGTAATAGGCTCTCCAGTTGGAGCAACTGCCCATACATCTATAGGAACTCTATTATTTGATAAAATATTATCTGGTGCAACAGCTCCAGTATAACTATTAGCAACTGCATTTTTCCATGCTATAAAACCTTTATATAAAGCCCAATTTCTATCAACTCTAAAATCAAAACTAAACTCATTAGGAGCTTCAATTTTGCCTGATGGTTTTGTAATTTTTTGAGTTTTATAATTTACTTCATATGTTCCTGATCCTGTTGCTGGTATTGTAAATCCTTGTACTCTTACTAAAGTGGATGTTAAATCATTTATATATGGTATAGTACCTATTGACATATCAAATAAATTCTGTAGGGCATCATCGCCCATGTTGTAGATAGTAGATACACTCATTATATTATCTCCTTTGTTATAAACTGCTTTTAATATAAAGCAATTTTATTATTATCTTAACTTATTAAGCTATCCAAACTCACACTTTGCCCAACGCTTACAAAGTTCAATTTTATTGTTTCTGAATAAGGTGTAACTTTAATATATACATCATAAACAAATTGTCTAGCAGCTCTTGCAGCATCATCATTATTATTTAAATCACAAACAATAGCATAATCATTAATTAAAGCAGAACTAAGTACTGGATCTAATAGTGTTTCACCTTTTGAAACAGCTAATTTCCTATGGAGTTCATCATTCAATTTAACAATCTGATAAACTAAAACTCCAGAAAGTAAATTAGAAATTATATAATCGAATAATCTTGAATGAGCAATCCAAGAAGTATCTGATAAGTTTCCAGGACTTTGTGCTGTTCTTTGTGATGTTATCATTACACCATAACCAGGATAAGAAGCAATAGGATTTATTCCTGCCTCATCTAAGAGTTGAAGATCACCTTCAGTAGGACTATATTCTAATTCAATAATTCCACTTCCTAACTGTCCACCATGTCCATTTTCATCTATCCAAGCTGGGGCTCCGCCATTAAATACATTAACCATTTGAGCATATTTTGCTCCAATTCTTCCAATTAAAGAAGTCCAAAAAACATTTCCTGAATAAACATCTTTTACTTTTGAATAATTCCAATAAAAAGCTAATCCTCTATTATTAATTGATAATCCGTCTTTTGTAGTTATTGCAGTTGACGCATCTTCAGACATTGGAAGAGACATAATATAAAACGCATATTTTTGATATGTATTTCTTAATGTATCAAAAATACTGGGAATTCCGCTATCTGCTGTTGGATCCATAAAAATATCTGCAGGATAATTAGCAGCTTGTTGAAAATAGGCCCACCCAACTGTAAATTCTGTAATTGTTGGAGTAGCCCCTCTATCTCCTTTATCAAAAGCAACTACTGATGCATCATCTACAAAACCATTTGTTGAAACATCTGCTGATGAGTTAACAGTTACTTTAATATAATCATCATCTTCAAATACATCTCCAATATACATAAATTTTCCAAACCCGTCTTTTTCACCAACAAGTAAGGAAACTTCTTTAGTATATTTTAAAACAAATGTTCCACTTGAATTCTTTTTATAAAGTTTTATTGTAAAATAATTTGTTGTTGGGTCTTTTGTTATAAGAACTCCTAAGTCATCATTTGCATAAGGACTAATTGCTGTTATAACAAAATATTCTGTATCATCTGTAAAAGAATAAGTAGGCCAAGTTGCTGGATCTATTCCCGCTGATAAAGCAGCTGTTCCTCCATCTGAAACTAATACTCCACCTAAAGTAGCTGTCCCTTCATAAGGTGCTGATATCCAAATTGCATCTTGTTTATTAAATTCAATAGCTTCCAATACATCTGGATAAGATGAACTTGGAGAGCCAAAAATATCTAAAATTCTTTGTTCTTTTCCTTTTGCTATATATGTTGGTTTTGCATTCCCTTTTGGGGCTCTTATTACCATTGCTCCAACAGAACCGGCGTTTCCTCTAATTGTCGATGATCGATCTAACTCATTTACTGATAGACGCCATGAATTTGCTGCTCCTGACATTATATTTCTCCTTCATTATAAATCATATTCATATAATAATAGTTGATTATATTTATTAAAGTTCAACTTCTTCTGTTAAATGATTTATAGTAAATTGGAGTGCCTCCTGATAGTTATCATCTATAGGGTCAACATGAGAAGCAAAGTTAAATAATAAGTCTGTAGGTATTGTAACATCTGTATTTGTTTTTAAAGCAAATGTTTCTATTTCAAAATCAATTGTAGCAGAATGAATATTATTTTTTTCTAACCAATCTTTTTCATTATACTGAGGATCTAAAGATGGATTAGTATATCCTAAATGCGCAGCAAAGTCTATATCAACTGAGTTTACTGTAGCGTGTGGTCTTAATATAGTTTTATTATCTGAGTCCCATACAACTTCATTAAAAGCGTACTTTATATCAAAATCTCTATGAAACCATAAAGAAGCTTCATAACTTAGTAGTATAGGTGAGAACCTTATCTTAGCATTTATTTCATTTATAAAAACGCCTTGACTGTTTGAAGGTAAATTCCATCTCATTCTTTCTCCAACATCATGACTTTTTATTCGAAAATTCATAAATGGAAGATTTAAATTGCTGGAATTCATATCACTTCTTCGTCTAAATGCATAGTCATTTGATGCATAAATAATTCTTGATTGATCCCCTAAAAAAAGCATATTTGCAAAATGATTTATTAATGATAAATCAATTATATAAATTGTATTAATATAGTTTGAATCTTGATAATAATTAGTATCCATAATTTAATAGTTATAAATATAAAAAATCTATAAAAATTTTTTAAATTAATTTAATATTTTAATTTTGTCACCTTTTTCAAGAATGATGTTTCCAATTTTAATATCTTCTTTAATTTTAACTATTATACTTTCTTTTTTCTTTTTATCTTTACCACGCCATTGAGAATAACAAACAGCAGCTCTTTGCTTAGCTGAATCAAAATCTTTATTCTTTGTTAATGTAGCAATACATCTACTTATGTACTGTTCTTCTTTTTCATCTTTTTTTGGTTTAGGTATAGGCATTATTTTCTCCAAATCTAAAATTTATATCCAATTCCAATTGAATACTGATCTAAAAATAAATATTCTACTTTTATAGAATACTGTTCATATATTATTAAATTAGCAAATACTCCAACATGTATATCAGGAACTATTTCATTTGAAAAACTTCCGCCAATATATAATTGAAATAAATCAGGTTTAACCCATTTATTCAACTCTTTTGTTAGAACATTTATTTGGTCTTCTAATTTTATTGTGTTAGGAATTAACTTATCATTAATTTTACTTAATAGCGTTTTATTATCAGCTTCTGACTCATTGAGTAATTTAACTACTTTATCATATTCAGTTTTTAGATTTTTAAAATTTTCATTTGACTTAGATAATGCTGCATCAGATTCTAAATATAAATTAGTCATTATTATATAAGCATTTTTTAAATCAGAGTAGTCTTTAGGAATTGTTAAATCAAAATCTCCTATTTTGATTGTTTCTTGAGCAGATATAAATGAAGTTATAAATAATAGAATTATTAAAAATTTTTTCATGTCATTTTAAAAGTTTAATCTTCTTCCTCTTCCATTTCTTCTTCCATTTCTTCTTCTAATTCTCTATCAATTGATAAATAATTTGGATTATCATCAGATAGTAATTCAACTCTTGATACAATTTTATTAATCTTTGACTCTTCTTCAATTTGTTCTTTCATAAACCCAAGAAGAAAGTTTTCTGTTATAAAATCATCTGTTTCTTTTGCTTTCATTAAAAGATTCTGAATATCACTTGTAATCTTTTTTTCATGATTTAAAGCAGCATCTAATAGTCCTTTAAAATCAGCTGGAGCATATATATTAGATATGTTTAAATTAATTATTGGCTCGCTTTCTAAATCATATATTATTTTAGCAAATTTTTCAGCATGTTCATTTTCTTCTTCACCTGCCTCGTGAAAATAATAAGCTAACCCATTAAATCCTAAGAAATTAGCTTTATGTGATAGTTGCTCATATATATGAACTGACTCTAATTCGTTATTATACTGTTCATTCATCTCATAAATTATAGATGATTTCGCTTCTTTTAATTTTATTCTTCTCATTATTATTCTCCATATTTTTGTATTATTAAATTAATTATTGTGTTTGACATATCAGGTAGTTTTTTCAATACTTCAATCATATGTTTACTTAAAGTAAATATAGCAGGTTTTTTAGAGCCATAAGGTCTATAATATTTATTATAAGCACTATTAACTTTTGATGGATCTTGTGTAGGAATTCCTTGTTTATGAAAATCATACATTGAATATCCTAAATCAGTAGCATTCTCATAAGATCCTCTAAACATCCAAGAAGGGTCATTACTCCATAATTTCACAGGAGCAAATTTTAAAACAGAATCCATAAACTCTTTTTTATCAATTGGATCTAAGTCAAGAAAAGCTTTACGATTTTCAACCCAAGAATTTATATCTTGAAATTGAATTCTTATTGTATAATTATTAGCGTGTGTTTTTCCACCATCTTTCTTAAAAACAAACTTAGGAGTATCATATGTTGGTTTAACTTTAAAAGTTAGTGTTAGTGTTGATGTGTTTCTATCTCCACCAATAGCTCGCCAATTCTTATCATTCCAAGATACTTGAGTTATATTAGAAATATGAGTTCCATTTTCTTCTCTATCTTTATAAAAATTTAATTCATGTGGGTTTTGAACATTATTAAATAAATCTGGAATAGAATATCCATCTTCAATTATTTTTTCTAAGTTTTCACCAAAATAATATAAAGAAGCAAATTCTTCAGTAACATTTTCTTTAAATTGAGTTCCATCAATCATATGATATCCAGATATATCAATTGTTGTGAATAAAGCCCCTCTAATTAACCCATTAAATTTATCTAAATCAATTAGAGGAGTCATCATTGCTGGCTTTTTAAAACTATCTGTGCCAAAAAACATTTTAGAAGTAAAATGAGCTCTAGCTACAGTATGTCTTAATATAGGCAAACTCTTATTGTGAGAATTAAAATATATCACATATATCGGATATGTGTGACCTAAAAGTCTAGATATTTTAACATTTGGAAAAGAGTTTAAATTTAATTGCTTTTTAATGAGCTGACCACTAGTGTTCAATTTTAAATCCTAAAGAACAATAAATTTATCACCTTTTTCAAGAATAATATCTGTTCCAGGAATAGTTGTATCTTCTTCAACAGTTATAATAGTAGACTCTTTTTTATCAGCATCTTTTTCAACTGTTTCTGAATCATCATTTTTTAAAGCTTCTTCATCTTTTTTATCATCATTAGAATCTTCTGATTCTATAATTTCAAATTGATCGCCTTTTTCAAGAATGATGTCTCCAATTTTTACGTCTTCTTCAACTGTATAAACCGTAGATTCTTTTTTCTTTTCATCTTTATCCATTTCTTCATCATCAGTTTTATCAGCTTTACCTGATCCATCAGCTTTGCCTTTTCCAGGCCCATTACCTTTTCCATGAGGACCAGAGCCATCTCGTTTTTCTTTTCCTTTTTCATCAGCTTTTTTATCAGAATCAGATCCTGACCCATCTTTTTTAGCTTCAATAATTTCAAAGCTATCTCCAGCTTTCAAAGTAGTTCCTTCAATTGTGAACTCTTCTCCTTCTTCCAAAGTTATGATCGTTTTGTTATTCTCAAGCATTATCATTCTCCTAAAATTTAATATATTATAATAGTTACTTTATAACTTTAAAGTAAATAATCTGCTAAAAATGTTTTATCACCATTATAAGGCGCAGCTAAAGATTTTTTCCAAACTATTGACTGTTTAAACTTTGTTACTACTTCAGATATTTTTAATATAATTTGAATTGGCTCATCAAATTCATTATACATTTCAAATATTAAAATATCATCTTTTTCAACATTATCACTCCATTTTGTATACACATCAATAGGAAGTATATCATAAAAGAAAACAGTATTACTATCATTAACATCATCTATAGCGTCACCTCTGAGGCGAGTCAATGGTATATCAGATGGAATATTAATATTAGCCATAATTATATCATCTGTTATTATTGTAAAGGTTTCGACATCACCATACATATTTTTAGAAGTTTTAAGACGAGTACATTTTGTATCAACTCCTGATAAAGAAATAGAATTATCAAACAACTTACGTCTAAGAGTAGCTGTCTTTCTGTCTATTTTACTTTGTATACTTGACATCTAATCTCTTCTTAACATTACATTAAAAGCATCTTTATTAAATTTATTCATATTTTTACATATATCAGAAATAGTATCTTCAAATGTTAAATTATAATTTTCTGCATATGCTTGAATAATAACAGTTAATATTTCTCCCATATCAGAAATTTTAATATAATTGGAAAGAGAGTCAATCATATTATCCATATCCAACCCAGCACTTTCTTTTAGAGAATCAATATCTTTTTTATCATCTTCTAAAATTAATTTTTCAACTACTACATTTCCATCTGTCATTAATTCTATTACTTCATAAGGAATGTTGTCATCAAACTCAATAGTAGCTTCTGTATTACCATAATTATTTTCTGATGATCTAATTAGAGATGCGCTATGACCATACTCATTAGAAATCATTTTTTCTAAATCAACATTGTCAATGTATCCATCAAATATTACTTTATAAGTTTTCATAAAAAATCCTTTAAATTATTATATAGTTTAATAGTTGTATTTTATCTGGTAGGTCTTTGCTTTTTAGCAGGAAATGTTGTCATAACTTTATTTTTATTAACCATATTAGGATTAGCATTCATTCGATTTTCTATTGATAAAGATTTTATTTCTGATCTCATATTAGCGGAAAGTGTTGTTAAAATGTTATCATACTTTTTATATAAATCAACAATACGCAATAAAAATCGTACTTTCATTTGAGATTTTTTAATTCTTGATGACCATTCATAATATTCTTTACTATATTGATGTCTTAATTGAATCTCATATTCTTTTAAAGCAAATTTAATTGACTTTTCAGAATCAGCATTCATTTGCTCTTTAACATTAGTAAAAGCTTTATCATACCACTGTTGATATTGATCAGCTATAGATGCTTCATTTAATTTTGCTCTTTGGTATTCTGCTAATAGAGCTAAATTAACCTCTAAATATTCACCCAAAGCTCTATTGAGAGACTCAGGACTAATGGAATTATTTTCAATTAATTTAGCTGTTCTACCGAATTTTTCTATTTGTGTATTTACATAATTAATATAAAAATCTGTATTATCTTTCAATATGTTACTCTCCTATATTTATATAATAAACATAGGAGAGCATATTATCAATTTCTACATATTCATAAATTCAATTATATAACTATAAGACATTATAACTTTTAAAGTTCTATTCTTTTTTCAGCTGAAACAATATCTTCTATATTAAAAATTATTCCATTAAAAATGAGAATATTTTTATATAGAATCGTTTGAATTTTGGTATAACATTGCTGTTCTTAAAAGATCTTATATTCTTCCTCTAATAATCAGCAAATATTTGATATGGCTCAATACTATCGAGGACTTCTTTATACATATCAATAACTGTTTTTAACATGGTTGGATTATTATCAAGTCCATTTGGCCCTTCAAACCATTCAGTTATATCTTGTGGTAGTGATTCTTCTAAAGATTTAATAATCTCTGATCTACGATATCCTTCCTTAATTTTATTTGTTCTTCTCATCTTTTTCTTTTTTCTCCTCTTCTTTGTCTTTAGTCATTATTACTGGATTCTTATCAGCTATATGAAGACTTCCAGAAATTACTGTTTCAATATATTTTTTAGCATCTAATTCACTCTGTAAAAAATTAGATGGATTTACTATTTCTTCAGATAATCCTAACATATTTTTTACGGTTGTTATAGCAAATTCATAATGCTCTGTAGTAAAATTATCTTCTTTAACACCAAAAGTTTCTGATGTAATCTTTTTTGCTTTTTCCCAAAAATCTGAAATTTCTCTTTCAGATTTTCCTGTCTCTCTAGCAAGCTTTTTAACATACGGGCTAGTCATTTTATATCTCCTTTACTAAATAAGGCTTCATAAAATTTACAAATTTATTATACTGCCTTTTACTAAATAGTTCTTTAGCGGTATTCCATGAAAAACTATCTAATTGATAAATATATTCTTTATTATTTATAAAAACTGTAACTTTTTGCATATAATCAAAATTTATTTGTGGGCCCAATTTAATATTCCATTGTGGTGCATCTTCAGTTACAATCATATTCATTTTATCTAAATTATTTGACCAAATCCAAACTATTGGATCTGATTGATCAATTATTTCTTGAGCCATTTTTATAAATGTTTTACTTCTAAATGACTTTGGAGCTACTTTATTATCAGATGCTCCCAATTTACGTAAAAGTGTTCTAAGTCCTTCTTCTCCACCTCTATAGACTTTTACTTTTCCATTA